AACAACCTCCGTCGAGGTCTTGAGCAATACGAGGAAGGTCTTGCTGGTGATGGTTTAGAGCCAGCAACTGTTACCGATGCTAAATCGCTGGTTGCAGGAGAGGCTCCTACCGAAAACAAGATCCGCAAAGCTAACGCTTGGTGGGGACGCAACGACCGATTCTTGGAAGCAGAACCTAATACTCCTGCGGATGTAGCGGCAAACCTCTGGGGAGGTGCTGCTGGACGCGATTGGTTCTCTGCTCTTTTTGCTCAACTAGAAGAGCCGTCTGATACCAACATAGACAAAACACTTTCGACTGATGGCGAAAAAACCATCAACGATTCTGGCGTGGACTCCACGCCGCAACCAACACAACAACCCGACACAAATATGTCCGATACTGCTACTACTGTGACGGCTGCGGCTGCTCCTGCCGCTCCCGTTGATCTGTCCGCGATTCTTGCGAAGCTCACCTCGTTGGAGGCTTCGATGAAATCAAACACCGCCGCTCCCGCTCCTGATCCGGTTCGTCCCGTGATTCAGAACTTGGGCAACCCGCTGCTGGAGAAGCATAAGTCTCTCCGCGCTGGTGCAGAGCGTAAGAGTTTCCTCATTGAGAATCATGGTGAGTTGCTGCGTCAGTCCGCAATGATCGCTCCTCAGAACGCCAACACGTTCGCGGCTGGCTTGGTTGTCGATTATCTCGCTGATGCGGTTATCACTGTTGCTACCACTAAGCTCGCGATGATCGCTGGCTTTACGCGCAACGTTGGCTTGGATAACTTGCGTCCCCGCGCTACCGTTCAGGTCAAGAAGTTCACCACTGGTGATGCGACTGTTGATAACGCTACCAACTTTGAGGATGGTGCGGCTAACCAGTCCACGCTGGCTGCTACCTCGGTGACTGTTAATCAGATCACCAAGAGCTTTACCGTCACTCAGCAGGAGTTGAATCAGGGTTTTGCTATCAGTGACTTGGCTCAGGGTTCTGCTGAGATCTTTGCTCTTGGTATTAGCAAGAAGGTCACGGCTCAGATGACTGCCGCGCTGTTTGGTGCTGGTACTGTCATTGGTACTGCTGCCAACTTTGATTCTAGCGATCTTCCCGCGATCTTGGCTCTGGCTAAGAATTACCGCCAGAAGTTGCTGCTGCTGGACGGTGGACACTTGGCCCGTTTGATGTTCTCCGGTCAGTTGACTGCTGCCGCTGGAACTAATCCGTTCCCTGATTCGCGTTATGGTCCGTTGAACAACGGCTATTTCGGCTTTGCGAACATCTTGGAGCAAAACGATTATACTGGTGCTATCGCTAACACTGCTGGCTTCGTTTGTGGTCAGGACGCTATCGCGATTGCGAGCGGCTTGCCGGTTGGAATGATCGCTGGCGAGTTCGTTGAGCAGCGCACTGTTGAGTTGAGCAATGGTCTGTCTGTGTTGCTCTCTGTGTGGTATTCCCGTTCTACCCGCGCTCACATGGCTTCTTACGATATCATGTTTGGTGCGGCTGCTGCGGATACTACGCAAGCTGAGGTTCTGATCACCGCTTAATCCTTAAGGATATGCGCATTGCAACAACCATAGCAGTGGACAAGACCGGCAAAACTAAATTGCTGGCTGGTCCCGAAATTGATGCGACTCTCCAGCGCACTAATTTCAACACTGTTTCTGTTCCTGAAGGAGGCAAGCTCATCTTGTGGGTACAAGGAGCCTTAGCACCGAAGATTCGTAAGGGTTAACAAACCAAAACTGGGGAGGCTGTTGGATACGCTGACAGCCTCCCCTTTAACCGAAACACAATTTTATGGCCGTTCAAGCAGACATCTCTACAGAGTACAGCATGGGCCGAGAGGGCTTCGCGCTGGTCACTAGCACCGCCGCTCAGACCGGCAACTGGTCTGGCTTGATTCCAACCGAGCCGACGGTGTTCACTTCCATTACGGGATTTGGAATATCCGGCACTTGGACTTCTAAGACCATTCCGGCTGGATTCCCTCTGGTGGGAAACATCACTGGCTTTCAAATCTCATCCGGTTCTGTTGTAGCGTTTAACGCCAGAGCCTAATGATCTCAATCGGAACATCAATCAACAGGACGCGATCCTATAATGGGATCATGCCTGAGCCTCCGATTATGCGGAGGGATGTTCTACAAGAGGACGAGACATTCCTGCTGCAAGAAGATGGAACCAGCAAGCTCGTTATTTCGTATGGCACATTCGACAGCATAGTGCTGGAAGATGGCTCCACATTTTTAACACAAGAAGACTTGGGAAAACTAATCTTAACAGTTTACTGATATGGCAGACGCTAAAATCTCAGCACTAACAAACCTAACGGCAGCCGATGCAATAAATGACATGATCCCGATTGTGGACGTGTCGGATACTCCACCAGCCTCGGGGAATACCAAACGCATCAGCATCAACAACATCCTCTCATCCTCTCCAACCGCGAGTGGAGCATTGACTGTCACCGGACTCGTTACCGCTGGCTCCGCCACCATCACCGGCGCGGCTACGGTGGGGACGACGCTGGGTGTGACGGGTACTTCAACCCTCGCATCCGCTAATGTCAGCGGACTTCTTGGTGTTGGTACTGTTTCGCCAGACGCTTCTTTTAAGGCCACTCTCAGCGGTCTGTACGGTCTGCGAGTCCAAAGTGCAGACACGAACAACTCGGCCATAAATTTCGGATCTGACACCTCTGCCGGTTACAGTTTTATTGATACGACTAAAACGGGAAGCGGATCGTTTTTGCCGTTGCGATTTAGCACAAGCGACACTGAACGGATTCGGATTTCAACCGCTGGTGATGTATCCATTTCCACCGGCAATGTAGTGATGGCTACGTCCGGCAAAGGCATCGACTTCTCCGCGACTGCGAGCGGCAGCGGAACGATGACCTCCGAGCTACTGAACGATTACGAGGAGGGGACGTGGGTTGGGACGTTGACTGGTAATGGTGGAACTAACAACCCAACCATCCCTGTCACTGCAACCGGACGTTATACTAAGATTGGTCGAGTTGTTACTGTTCAGATTTCATTTATAAATGTAATTACAACTGGAGCTTCTGGATATGTTGGAATTACTGGTTTGCCTTTTGCAAACAATGCGTCAGTTGCTTCTGTGGGAGAGATTAGTTTATACAGTTTGGCCACGTTTACTGGAAGTCCGTTTGCACTTTTAAGCACTAATGATTCTTTTTTAACTTTTTATGCAAATGTTTCAGGAGCAGCTTTTTCTGATGTAAATCACAGTGCTGGCACTGGACGATTCTCCACAGTTTCCATCACCTATACAGTCGCCTAACCATATGCTAACAGAACGCACCATTTTCTCGCTTTGCGAGGTTCTTCCTAACACGACGCTTCAGGTTCGACTAGCGGACCAGATCGTCGATGGCGAAGCCGTGAAGGCTTCCACCTTCCGCCGCTACTGTCTCGCTCCCGGCTCAGACCTCGCTGGTCAGCCCGAGCAGGTTGTCGCGATTGCCAACGCTGTCTGGACTCCTGCCGCTGTTGCAGCCTACGCCGCCGCTCAAACCCCTAGCCCCACCATCCAATGATCGTACCAGTCAACATTGTCGCAGTGCAGTGCAACCAGAACAACTCGCTGTTTGTGACGACCGGCGTTGATTACGACAACAGCGGTTCGATTGTCGGCTCTGAGATTACCTCGCAGTACACGCTCAACCCCGGTGACTCGCTGGAAGGCCAGCCGACCGAGGTGGTGAATATTGCGAATGCGCTGTGGACTCCGGCGGTTGTCGCGGCTTACAAAGCGGCGAATCCGGTGGTTGAAGCCGTCCAGCCTACTGAGTAATGCAAACCGACACTAACAACAGCAGCGGAGTTGGTATTTCTCTAGCGACCGCTGCCGCTGCTGGTGCGGTTTCTTTTATTCCTCAACTAACTCAGTGGTTCCAGCTTGGAGCCGCTGTTTTAGCCTTTGTGGCAGCATCAATCGGTCTGTATAAAACCTTCAAAAAATGAACTGGAAAACTACTCTTGCCGGTGTTGGCGCAATCCTTGTAGCTGTTGGCGGTGCGCTTAAAGCATTGTTTGATGGTGATCCTACAACCAATTTGGATATCGCTGCGACTATTGCTGCTGTGACCATTGGCTTTGGGTTGATCGCTGCCAAAGACGCTGACAAAAAGCCCGAGTGAATTTTATCGAACAGATCGTTACCGCTTTGCTCAAGTGGCTGACTGGTTTTGTTCAAACACCGCCCACCGTTGAAGATGCAAAACGAGATCCAGACCTCAAAAAGAAGTTGCTGGATCGTATTGCTGACTCTAATCGCTAGTTGCGGCTGTGGGTCTCGCGTGGTTATGGTGCCTCACGGTGAGCCGGTGAGGCTTGCTGAGAGCGTTAAAGCTCGCGTATGGGTCAAAGGAGCGGATGGCGTTTCTATTCGCTCCAGCAACCGGATAACGCTTCCCGAAGGTTGGTACGCATTGCCTAAAGATTGATATGTCACAACAAGTCATCAATGTCGGATCAACCGCAAACGACAACAACGGTGATACGTTGCGCGGGAGTTGGATCAAAGCGAACGACAACTTTACGGAGTTGTATGGTGCGCTCCCGTTGGTTTCTCCAACAGCATGGACTCCTGCTCTCACAGATTCCGGTGGTGGTCGCACGTTTGCGTTTACTACTAACACGGCTCGCCATACTTCTATTGGTTTTGTCAGCACGTTTACTGTTGATCTGACGATCAATTCTGTTACTGGTAGTGCTACCGGCAACCTTCGATTGACTCTTCCTGATCCGGTTTTGTATGAAGCAGCGTTTTCTGTCTGGCTTGATAACGGGACCAATCAAGCCAAGACCGCTGTGATCGCTAGAGCTATCAATGGTACTAGCTATTGCGAGCTTTCGCATTTTGAGAATGGAGACGCATTTACTCTTGCTGATCACCTACAAGCAACCTCCCGACTCATTGTCAGTGGTACTTACTTCACAGCGTGAATTTAATCGCAACCAGTCTCCAGTTGGGGATGTCTGTGCTACAGAGCGCGATGGGAAACCCGTCGTTCTTGTGGCAGGGAGTGCTGGTGCGCTGTCTACCCGCTGCAATTACTGATGCTAACTCGGTTATCTCCGGTGGATTTCAAGACAACGTACAAGCGCGAGTTCTAGTTAAGTTCTCCGACTGGCGGTTGGCTGACTCAACGCTTGTCACGGTTGACGCTGCGGTCTGGTCTTGTGACGTTGGTTCTAACGGTGATCGGCTCCTGCAAGAGAGTGGAAGCTTGCTCCTCCAAGAGAACACTGACCGCTTGCTGCTGACTTTCGGGAAGATGATTCCGGTGGTGGGCAGACTCCTCACTTACGACGGTCGCCAGATGCGGATTGTGTCCGCAAAACGTGATGGATCTGGAGCTTATTACGCTCTTGAGCTTGGATCTAAAACCAAATGACTCCAACCGTTACAGTTGATACGTCGAGGTTTGATGCGGCTTGGAAGGAGTACCTCCCCAAGACCAAGCGTTCTCTTGCTGATGCCGTCAACGCTCGCACGTTTTTCTTGATGCTGCGGTTGTACTGCTTGTTGCCTCCTAAGTCTCCACAAGCGGCTCGTAACAAGATTCTGGACTACTTCAACAGACCAGTTGGAGCGGATCGCTTTGACAAGAAGACCGGCAAGAGAGTTGGTAAATCTCGACAGTTGCGAGTGGTCCACTTGATCGCTCAAGCTAAAAACGCGAAGGTTGGAAAACCCGGTCTCTACGGTCAAGATATGCGTAACGCTGCGGGAAAGCTACGCAGACGCGCTGCTGGTTCTGTTGGATACCTCAAGTCATGCGTGACTAAAGCGATCAAAAAGCTTTCACCATCCTTCCAGCAATTTGGCGGAACTCGACGCGCAAAGAAGGGTTCGGCTGGCGTTAAGTCAGTGGCTGGAAACCAAGCGTTGATTAATCTCGCCAATCAATACGGTTTGCCGCAGGAGAATGTTGCTATGCACAAAGGCTCTTCAGCCTATGCGTACAACGCCAAAGCCGGATTCAATCCATCGAGTTATGTCCGCATGAACATTGGGCTGGCTGACAATCAGGTGGGAACCGTTGAAGGAATCTACTCCAAAGCAATGCAACAAGCTTACAACGATGAAGCGCGTGAGCTTGAGAACCACATTGCCGCAGCACTGCAAGCCGCTTTTGATGGGTCTGAATCCAAAGGAATCACAGTTACATGAACGCTGTAGCTCTACGAACAGAACGCGCTCTAGTTGACTGGCTGGCCGCTGAAGATTGGTCAGCGTCTCCTATTGGGACTCCAACTTGTCTCACAAGCTACGGTCACGGTGCGTTTGCAGATCAAGATCTAGAAGATCAGATGCCGAGCTTTCC